TGGCCCGCTTTTCACGCACTCATCGCCGAGTGCAGACCTCCAGTCGTCTTTGGAGAACAGGTTGCGAGCAAACTTGGACGCGACTGGCTCTCAGGAGTACGCGCTGACCTGGAAGCACTGGGATATGGCGTCGGGGCCGCCGATCTGTGCGCTGCGGGCCTTGGCGCACCGCACATCCGGCAAAGACTTTGGTGGATGGCCGACGCCACGGACCAGAACAGGTGGCCCGGAGAGCGCGCAGCGGAAGCAAGAACTGGGGCGAACCCGGAGCGGCGGCAGCGACCTGCAAGCGGTTGCACTGACAGCGGGCTGGCCGACGCCATCAACACGAGATCACAAGGGCGGCTACCAGGGCGGTCGGATCAGGAACGGCAAGATTTCGACGGACGCGCTGGACGTGGTGGCGCAGATTTCTGGCACGGCGACTACATCCCCTGCGCCGACGGAAAAGCCCGGCGCATTGAACCCAGCATTTTCCCTCTGGCTCATGGGATACCCAACAGAGTGGGCCTCCTGCGGGGCGCGGGCAACGCCATCGTCCCGCAAGTCGCGGCGGTCTTCATAGGGGCGTTCGATGCCGAGATCGACACCTGAATATCATTTGCACGTCGAGGTCGTGGCCTATTTACGGCTCGTCCTGCCGGCTGGCAGCTTACTTCATCACAGCCCAAACGAGGGCAAGCATCGCGTCCAGTACCGCAAAAAGCTGGCCCGGCTTGGCATGTGCGCCGGCTGGCCCGATCTGCAGCTGGTCGTGCCGCTAGCGTATTACCTTGATGGCCAGCGCGAGGCTGACATTTACATAGAATTGAAAGCCCCGAATGGCCGGGTATCGCCAGCACAGCGCAAGGTCATGGACCTGCTGAAGGCAGCGCACCGGCACGTCGAGGTCTGCCGCTCAGTCGATGACGTACAGGCCTTTGTCGGCAGCATCGTCCGCCTGAAGGATGTCGGGCTGTGACCCGCGTCGAGCATATCGGTGACGCCACGCTGCACCTTGGCGACTGCCTGGAAATCATGCCGGGGCTGGGGAAGGTTGATGCGGTGGTGACTTCGCCCCCGTACAACATGCACGGCAATGGCGGGACAACCATGGGACACGCCATGTCAAAATGGAGGGGCAACGCGCTCGCCAGCGGGTATCAATCCTATTCGGATGACACGCCGCAACCGGAATATGAAGATTGGCAGCGTCAAATATTATCCCAGTGCTGGGATACGCTTTCTGACGACGGCGCAATTTTTTATAACCATAAGCCTCGCCTGAGAAATAAAGAAATATGGCTGCCGACTGTCCTAAACCCAGGTATCCCGTTGCGGCAAATCATTATTTGGAACCGCAATGGGGGCTTTAATTTTTCGCCGTCCCATTTTATGCCTACCCATGAATGGGTCATGTTATTCGCAAAGCCCGCTTTTTCTCTAAAGTCACGCGGCGCATCTGGTGTCGGGGATGTGTGGAGTGTGGCCTTTGAAACAAATACACCACACCCTGCACCGTTTCCAGTTGCGCTGCCCGCAAAAGCACTAGAAGCCACTAATTGCGAAAACATCCTAGACCCCTTCATGGGCAGCGGCACCACGGGCGTTGCCTGCGCCAAGCTAGGGCGCAAGTTCATCGGCATAGAGATAGATGAAGGCTATTTCGATATAGCCTGCAAACGTATCGAAGACGCATACAAGCAGCCGGATATGTTCGTTGCGCCGCCGCAAAAGCCTGTTCAAGCAGACATGCTGGTGGAGGGCGTATGATCGAGGGCGACCCAACCATCGATCGCGGCATCCCGGCTGACATCGTCGCCTGCAGACGGCTCTGGCTCAACGTCTTGCTGCAGGCCTGCAAGGACGCCCAGCGGAAGGACAGAGCAAAACCGAGCGACGGCGATGCTGCCGCCCGGATCGAGCGCGAACGCGCCAGGCTCTGGCTGGCAGGCTCGTCGCTCGACCTTGAGCTGGTCTGCGATTACGCAGGTGTAGAGGTCGGCAGGGTGCGTCGATGGGCCAGGCGCTGCCGCGACGGTGACGACTGGTCGGAGCCTCCAAGATGGTGACGACCATGCAACAAAGGCTGCAACAGATCGATGGTCTGATCAATGACCTGACGACCGCGACGGAGCGCGCCGGCCAGGCTATCCGACGGCTGCGGCGGTTCCGCGAAAAGACTTCACTAGCAGAAGACGAGGAGGTCATCAGGACGGCGCTGGCCCAGCGGACAGACCATGTTCGCATTGCACGCATCGTAGCGGCCAAGACCGGCATTTCCTGGCGGCGTATCACCGGGCGGACGAGGCCAAGCGAAGTCGTCGCGGCGCGCTGGCTGGCGATCCAAATGCTCGATAGCTGCGGCTACTCAGCCAGCGAGATCGGCAGGCTGATCGACAAAGATCACAGCAGCGTATTGCACGCGCTGCAGAACTGGCCGGCATTCTACAGCAACCCGGCCAACGCCAAGTTCAGCAAGACCGCGTACAGATGCTGGCACCAGTTTTACCGGGAGCGGCTGTGATGACGTGCGAAACAGACACAGACACAGACCATGCGAATCATGTGTTCGATGTCGAGGTTTGCTATATGGCCGACGATGAAGGGCGCGATTGGCTCATTACAGCGTGCCGATGCGGGGTCAGGGAGGCAACTTTATTGGTGTCTCAAAAAGGGTCAATTCCGGCCGAAGACGTTCCCGTTGTCATTAAAACGCAACTTCTAGCGCCGTCAGATGACGGACTGTTGTAAAAATGCCACAGTGATGCGAGATTAATCGTTGACAGGCAAAAAACGAGCCGGCACTAGTCTAGCTAGGTCGTCACTAGCTGACGACCGCGCGCACTTCGCTAGCCTTGCACAGGCTCGCAGCATAGCCCCCAAAGAATCTATTGATTTGACTATCCAGCGCCTAGCCAAGCGGACCAATCCTGCTTATCGCGCTGCCATCGATAGCAGACAAGCGGACGAGACTAGCTGGCTTTTGGTGAGAGTTATGCGCTTTCTCACGCCTCGAATGAGCCGGTCCGACCTTGCTGACCTCTACGCCAACCTGCAGAAGATGGAGCCTGATGAATTACGCAGCTTCGCTGAACAGTTCGGCTGGAGACCGTAGATTGGGCCTTGATTTCCCCATATTGCGCGGCCTGGATATGCCGCAGATCGCTGAGCTGTTCTTCGAGGCAGCCGAGACCAACCGGGCCATGCCGCCTGCCAAGCGCCGGCAAAAGCTGACCAGCTGGCCGGAATATAGCCATGATTGGTTATCATATGCAGACGACGAGACCAGCGTCACGATCCGGCCATCGGCAGGCCAGGTCAGCCGCTGGGAACAAGCGATATATATTAGCCGTGAGCTGCCAGAGTTGGATCGCAGGTTGATCTGGCTGGTCAGCATATCAGCCGCGTTCAGACAGCGCGGGCCTAACTGGCGGCGCCTTGGCCGCGCGCTGCACATGGATGGCAGGACGGTGAAGCGCAGGTATAAAGAGGCGCTGATGGGCCTGTATTACCGGATATGATGCGGCAAGATTACGATTTCTCCCTAATTAATTAGGCTATTTAATGAGGGAAGTTAGTGACAGATATTGTCAAGCATATGACAGCAACAAGCAAATAGATGTTGCCAGTGCATCGAACTGTGGTATATATGCCACATGCTGGGTATCTCCCTGCTCGGCATCCGCGCCGTCGCTAGGCATGTCTGGCCATTTCGATGCCCAGGCGGCTGGCGATCAGGACGCAGCAGGGCCGGCCAGGCTGACTGACCGCCGGCCCTGCACCTTATGGAGGCCGCTATGGCCAAAGCAACGCGGCGGCGACCAGTACGGCGCAATCCAGTGGCCAGGTCACTACGCTGCGGGCCGTTCAAGATGCGCGTTGTAAGGCAGCGCAAGGGCCGCGGCAGCTATCAACGAGCGCCGAAGCATCGTGACGCTGACTAGCGAGCTGGCAGGCGCCAACAAGGCACGCTGGGAGCTAGCCAGGATCCTGCTGGGCGACCATATCAGCGGCGATATCGAGGCGCTGCACCACGAATGCATCAAGGAAGCGAAGAGGCTTACACATGGCCGGGACAGGCAACCAGAAGCTGACGCCGCGTCAGGATGATTTCTGCCGGCTTTTCCTAGAGCTGAAGAGCGCCAGCGCCGCATACAGGTCGGCGTATTCTGCAGAAAACAGCAAGCCGGCGACAGTTCACCGGAACGCGGCGGCACTGCTCAATAATAACAAGATCATAACACGACTAGATGAGCTACGGGCCGGGGCGGCCCAGTATACGGAAATCACCCTAGAAGAGGTCTCAAACGCGCTGAGATCTGCGCTGACGATGGCGCTCGAAAGCGGCCAATCATCGGCTGCTACTGCCGCTGCTCTGGGCCTGGGGAAGCTGGGCGGGCTTGTCACCGACCGGCAGCGGATCGAGACCGTCGATGAGGGTCAGGCGCACCTCGATGCGCTGCGTGAGCTGGTCGATCGGCGGGAGGCCAAGACGGCCTTGAAGCTCGTGAATTGATGGGGTCAGTGGAACGGTTCCTCGCGCCATGCCTTTGTTTTCAATGACTTAGCAGGCTCAGTCGCGGTTCAGTCGCGGATCGGGCCGCGAACCCGGCAAAAGGGAGGAAATGCGGTCTGCGTTTCCTCCTGGCTTTTGATCGATACCCCCCCCCTTCGAGCCGGCGGCGGGGGCAGCTGTGATAGGTATACCCCCCACATGGGTGACATCGTGGATTTTCACCGCCCCGAAAAATTCGACGCCATAACCGGCATCTGCTCGGAATGCGGCAACGATGCCTTCGAGACGCTGTTCGGCCCTGAAGACAGCCACCAGGCCCGGCATCTGATAGCCCTTCGATGCAACGAGTGCGGCGAGGAAGTCGCCTCGCGCGAGCAGCTCCTTGACAGCTAGTAGGGCGGCCACGACCGCTGCCTATAAGAAGTTTATCGAGCAGTACAAGGCTGACCCGGTTGCCTTCTCGCAAGACTGTCTCGGCCTGGAGCCGCTCGAATGGCAGGCAGAGGTCATGTCGGCGGTCGCTGCCGGCGGTCGCAGGCTGTCTGTACGATCTGGCCATGGCGTCGGCAAATCGACCTGCGCTGCTGGCCTCATGCTCTGGTATTTGTTGACCCGGCATCCATGCAAGATCTTGGTGACAGCCCCCACGGCCAGCCAGCTATACGATGCCCTGTTCGCGGAAGTAAAATCGCTGATGAAGCGGCTACCGCCGTCAGTCGGCAAGTTGATCGAGGCCACCAGCGACCGCGTCGTCCTGAAGGCATCCCCGTCCGAGGCCTTCATAGCGGCACGGACAAGCTCGAAAGAGCGGCCAGAATCCCTGGCTGGCGTGCATAGCGAGAACGTCCTGTTGGTGGCTGACGAGGCCTCTGGCATCCCTGAAGAGGTCTACGAGTCCGCCGCCGGCAGCATGTCCACGGCGGGGGCGACGACGTTGCTTTTAGGCAACCCAGTACGCAACAAAGGTTTCTTTTATCGTACGCACCACGAGCTGGCCGATACCTGGCGAACCTGGCATGTAAGCTCTGTAGACAACCCTTTGGTATCGCCCGACTTCATATCGGAC